TCATCGCTGATTTTCTTAGATCATACAACGACGAGGTCGTAGACGTACAACTCAAGCTGGGAGACTTGTTCTCACATGACGACTACCCCACCTGCGAGAGCCTCTGGAATAAGTTTGCCTTCCGTATAAATTACATGCCGCTGCCAGATGCAGGTGACTTCCGCGTAGACATTGGCAACGACGCACTCGACGAGATACGTCAGACCTACGCCGACTTCTACTCCAAGCAGTTTGACACGGCGATGAATGATGTGTGGACACGTCTGCACAAGGCACTGACCAGTATGTCCGAGCGCCTCGACTATGGCACCAAGGAAGACAAGAAGATATTCCGCGACAGCCTCGTCGGTAACGTCAGCGACATGATCGAGTTACTACGTGTATGCAACGTGAACAACTCTACACAGATGTCAGCGATGGCCAACAAGCTAGAGACCGCTATGGCTGGCGTCACTCCCGATGCTCTGCGTGAGGATGATACGTTCCGCGCCGAGACTAAAGCAGCCGTGGATGCTGCGATCAAATCACTACCATCACTAGACCTGTAAGGAGAATTACTATGGGCATTTTCAACATCGCAACCGTGGTCACACCAGACCAGAACCTAAACCAAGTACGTACCGCTATGTCCCACGAGTTGGGGTTCCAGATCACCAAGGAACAGGCAATCGAACGCATGTGTACAATATACATGAAAGAATATGAAGCTGGGCTGATCGTATAAGTAGTGACTCACTACAAAACAACTATTGGAGAACAACATGACTAATCAAGCACAACAAATGTACGCACTAAACCTCGACCAATGCGTCGATCTAATCAAGGCGGTGGGTAGCAAACGTACCGTCCTAGCCCAAGGTGACATGGGTAACGGCAAGTCATCAATGATACACATGCTGGGAGACGTACTCCCCAAACACCGCAAGGTATACTTCGACGCCACCACCAAAGACCTTGGTGACATTATGATCCCGTCGATGCAGTCCATCGAAGAAGATGGCTGTGTGCGTATGATTCCTCACGAGGAGTTGGGCTTGCACTTGGATGGTCCGATCATCCTGATGCTCGACGAGATTGGTAAGGCTAACCCCGCCGTGAAGAACGCTATGCTGCGTCTCATACTCGAACGCAAGATTGGTAGTTACGCACTACACCCTGACAGTATTGTATTCGCGACAACGAACAAAGGTTCCGAGGGTGTTGGCGATATGCTCCCACCACATGCACGTAACCGTATGACTGTGGTGCAGATCAAGAAGACCGACCACATGGATTGGATCGAATGGGGTATCAACAACGAGGTAGATCACAGTCTACTTGGCTGGGTCAAAGACAACCCGCACCTGATGGCATCGTTCGAGGACGTCAAAGACCCCGACGAGAACCCGTACATCTTCCACCCCAAGCAGCAGCGCGCTGCGTTTGTTACGCCTCGTTCACTCGAAGCGGCGTCGGACATCCTAAAGACACGGGAACATATGGACGACATGACACTGACAGCTGCACTCATGGGTACAATCGGTGATCGTGGTGCGATGGACTTGATGGCGTTTGTGTCGCTATCCGACCAGCTGCCTAGCTTGCAGTCGATCAAGGACGACCCGTCCAATGCCAAGGTGCCGAGCAGTGCAGCCGCAGTATGTATGGTTGTGTATAGAACTCTCTCAGCCTTGGACAAGGATTGGCTCAACAGTTGGATGGATTACTTGCCACGTCTCGACACCGAGGCACAGGCTATGTTCGCTAACGGTGTACGCGCACCCAAGTATTCCAAGCAGTCTATCGTGATGACCAACAAGAAGTTCACCGCGTGGGCAATGCAGAACAACCATCTCTATACCGCAGACAAGGTGTGAGTGTACGTAACAATCAACAAGGAGAAGACTAATGGCTAAACAATGGACAAAAGAATTGGACGATGCGTTGACGACAATGCACGGCGCGGGAATGACAGCCAAGGAGATTGGCTCAATCATGGACCGAACAGCAGGTGCCGTAGGGCAACGTGCGTTCCACTTGGGTATCACCAAAAAGCGTAGTGCCTCACTACCTATTGATATACCGACGTACTTCGATGACGAGACCGAGGTGCCTGTGGACTTCATGTGGCGGGGTGAACCTACTGAGTGGAACGCGCCGAAGACCAAGCAGAAACCTTTGTGGTGGACAGCAATGATGTGGTGGAGAAAATAACATGCTAATGCTAAACCAACTAACAGAGGAGCAGCGGCTGACAAAAGCCGTTGTCTCCATCATGGGGAACCCGAAGTACACAGCACTCGCAGGGGTGTTGATGATTGGGAACCGCAACATAGTAGACGACCCAACTATACCAACCGCATGCACCAATGGTCGTGACGAGATGTATGGACGTGAGTTCGTGAAGCAACTCAACGACGCCGAACTTAGGTTCTTGGTGTTGCACGAGGTGTATCACAAACTGTTCCGTCACCTGACAACGTGGCTACATCTATACAAGCAGGATGCACATCTTGCGAACGTAGCGTGTGACCACGTCATCAACATCAAGATCATAGACGACAACGCAGATGGCTTCGCTGCTATGACTGGCGTACTCGAAGGTGGGTGCTATGACCGCAAGTATGTCGGCATGGATACCGCACAGGTGTACAACTTGCTACGTGAAGACCAAGAAGGTGACGATGGTGAGCAGGGTGAAGGCCAAGGCGAAGGTCAGGGTGAAGGCGATCAAGGTAGTGACTCACTACAACAACCGTTCGACCAACATGATTGGGAGAGTGCCAAGGAACTATCCGCAGACGAACAGCGGGACTTAGCGCGGGAGATCGACGAGGCCATACGCCAAGGTGCATTGGTTGCAGGTAAGATGGGCAGCGGTGGTGATCGGGACTTGCACGAACTACTACAGCCGCAGATCAACTGGCGCGAAGCACTGCGTGAGTTTGTGACATCCACTTGTGCAGGTAGCGACTACTCTACGTACAGCAAACCCAACCGCCGGTACTTGTCGTCAGGTATATACATGCCAAGCGGTATCAGTGAGCAAGTCGGGGAACTGGTGGTTGCGATCGACACGTCGGGATCAATCGGACAACGCGAACTGTCTGCGTTTCTAACCGAGGTCAAAGAGATATGTGATACGGTTAAGCCTGATGGCGTACGTCTTTTGTACTGGGACACCCGAGTATGTCGTGACGAGAAGTATGACACACATGAACTCGACAACATCGTATCGTCAACTAAACCCGAAGGTGGCGGCGGCACAGATGTAGAGTGCGTTACCGATTACATCCGTGACAACAACATCAACGCGCAAGCGGCTATCGTTCTGACAGACGGACACCTCTACGGTGGCTGGGGTCAGTGGGGCATGCCTGTGTTGTGGTGCATCATGGACAACCTGAGTGCCAAGCCCGACGTGGGTGTGGCTGTCAACATCAAATCAAGGGATATGTGAGATGGGTTATAGGAGTGACGTGTATATAGGGGTGGCGTTTGAGAACGAGGCCAACTTGAAGGAATTACTTGCCGTGTATGCCATCGACCCACGGGTGCAGAAGCTAAACCTACTGAAAGAGTGGGACGTTATGGAGGACAACATTCTGCTCTGCGTAATCGAAGATGTGAAGTGGTATGACGGTTACGAAGATGTGCAGGGTATTGAGCACATGCTCAACCTAGCGGATAAGTTTGACGCCGAGCGCGACATGCCCATAGCGTATCGGTTCGTTCGTTTGGGTGAAGACGAAGGCGACACGGAAACCCGTGAAGAACACAACGGGGACGAAGGTCAGCTAATAGAGAAACTATGGGTAGGCATGCAGCTGTCCCGAAAAATGGAGGTATCACTATGAGTAAGATAGGTAACTACGTTGTGGGTCTGCAAGAAGCGGCAGCAACTAAGGTCGATTGTCCTGAGTGTAAGGGCGAAGGTGAGTGTGCGTACGACAGGTTTGTGCCTATGGGGTTCAACAATGACTACGGGGACTTCGAGGAATACATCGCCCAGTGTGATAACTGCGAGGGCAGTGGCACGGTAGAAGTTGAGGAGGAATAATCGTGTGGGCCGCATTGCACACCAAACAAAACAGACGTTAAAATTCAGACGCAGCCCACCATAAAAATCTAAACTAGAATACCCAATCCATCAATAGGAGACTAACTAATGGCACTAACATTTTCATCATTCGATACCTTCGACGAGGTAGTGGCTCACTACAACAACACCACACCCCTGCGTGGTAAGGACAATGTAGGTAAAGACATACGCCCTATCGGGGATCGCAAGCGCAAGCACGAACGTATCGCCAAGATCAGCGAAAACTGCTACGCGCTGTCAGATGGCTATCACTTCGGTGACGAACACTTTTACTACTTTAATTACGGCGCTGCAAATTACAAACCCTCACTCGCATATATGGAGCAGTATGCACCTATAGTGTGGCGCAAGAAGCGTGACGGCACAGAAGAAGTCACACTACGTAATGGGTATGGCTTCGGGGCGCATAACTCACGGTATCAATTCCTGTATCGTCATACACCCAAGGGCATGTGGTTCCGCAATCGCAACGGCAAGCACTTCATTGAGGTAGGGATAACGAGGTCTGCTGGTGCCGTAAGCGGAACGGAATACTACCTTGCCAAGGTACGGACCGCGCCGAAAGCTATATACACTGCGATCAAATCTAGGGCGGGGACACAGTTCTGGACGAAGCAAAACGCTGCATGGGTTATGGCACACGACGACAACTCTGCGGTTGTGTTCCGTAAAGACGCACATGGTTCGTGGTTACACGTCTCGGGTACAGGGCAAGACATATCCAACGCCAAAGGCCCAACAGTCAAGAAAGCAGAGAAAGCCAAA